ACCGAGTTGATTGAAGCAGATATACTTCTGTGAAATCCACTATACATAGATAGTGGTCATGTCTTATAAGAAGACGCAGGCGTTGGTCTCTGACGTGCCAAAAACAACAGCCTTTTATTAATAGTTGTTCGAACGTCATAAACAATGTACTCGCAAGAGGCATTGGGTCGTGCACTCTACGGTGCTCGACCTGCATATTCGGTATGCGAAATGAAGTCCGATTTATTCGGCGAGGCTGAGCTCTTGAGCTCTGGGATTAGCCTAGACCCACTTTCTGCCGCAAGGTCAATGGACAATGATCCAACCCAATACGGCAGTCTTCCTGTGGACACACCAGAATCACAGGACGCACACTCAGCGAAACAGGTTTTTGAAAAAATGTCCCTTGAGGAAAAGTTCTATTACCTCGGAGGGACCAATTATACGCCACAATCTTTGCGGTCACTACCCTTTATTAAAGGGTTGTTTGACAAATCGATCGCCAATTTCACTGAAAATGCTATCTCAAGATTAGAGGGTTTGGCGGCCCTCTACGTGGTTTTGAGCGAAGTTCGTAGTTCTGCAGGCTTTCTTGCCGCATTAACTATGTACGCTCAGACCTACAAGGCTCAATCTGTGATAGCGCAACTTGGAGGAATTGTAGATTCTTTATTCACCGATGGTTTTTCACCACAATCCGAATTACCGTCATGGCTGAAGAATATGAAGGAAGGCCTACATAATTGGAAACTGTTGATTAACAACCCCGCATTTGAGCACATTTCAAAGGTGCTCTCCCTTTTGGTCACAATTGGTATCTTAGAGGATAAGGTTGTTTCTCTCGGAAATTTTGAGATCTTTGCCCTAGAAGCTAAGAAAAAACATTGCAACGCAGCCGAACTCATGGATGCTATTGTTGAAACTATTGTTTTCTTTGCTGAAGGAGGTTATCTCTGTTTCGTATCGGGATCTTTGAATCCCCTTTTATTTTCGACGCCCAAACTAGTCGAATTGGAGGAACGTTATGTTAGGAAATTAGTAGAATGGGAACACGCTCGTAATGGGAATTTGACGCGTTTTTTGAATACCACCGAAAATCAGTTTGACAAGGAATTAACAGATTTGATTGAGGAGTTCCGACAGCTCTATAAAACCACTGTTAATGGAACGGAGAAGAAAATTGTCCAACAAAAGTGGGAAGAACTGACTAAGATGCATACAGAATTTTCTGCCATTAGAGTTTCCGGTGGACTGAGGAAAGCTCCCTTGGCTGTCAAGATCTATGGTAAATCCGGTGTTGGTAAATCTACATTTGCCGATATCACTATGATTACTGTTCTTAAAGCTATGGGAGTTCCCTGTGCTCCACAATACATTTGCACCCTCAATGAGAAAGACAAACACATGTCTAACTACCGCTCATATATTACCGGTGTAAAGGTTGATGACTATGGAAACACTAAGAAGGAGTATTGGGAACTAGCCCCCTCTGACACTATTGTTAAAATTGTAAATAATATTAGGGAGTATGCTATTATGGCAGAACTTGCTAACAAAGGCAAGATTTCTATCGAACCGAGTTGTATGACTATTACGACAAATATCAAGACATTGCATGCCGGATTGACATCCTATAATGCCATGTCTGTGTTGCGACGCTGCCACATTCACGTGGACTTACGGGTTAGGAAGGAGTTTGAGACTGATAATAAGTTGGATTCAGCCAAAGTTATCAAAAAATTTGGGACTCTCAACTCTCTTAATGATATTTGGTTGATTGACATAGAGAAACCGATCGGAGCCGGAAAGGACGGACAGGACTTTGGACATTTTGAAGTCATTAAGAAGGATATCTCTATTACTGAATTTGTGAACTATGCTGTTGAGGTTGCCCAGAAACATATGGCCGAGCAACAAACGATCGTTGAGTCTTTCACGGACCCATCGGATATTGTTCACATCTGTAGTGAATGCAACAAGTGTGTCGAGACATGCGACTGTTGTGTAGATGATCTTCCTGATTTGGTACTGGAGTCAGACGATGAAGAGGACGAGGTAGAAGTTGACACTTCTGCAATGGCCCCAGATGAGGTACTGCAGCACGAAATGGCTGTAGCGCGTAAAAACATTGCGAAATTGAGAGCTGTCAAGAGTAATTTTGAGGCTTCCATTAAGGCAAGGAATGTCATTCACGACAAAGAATCTAAGGCTCGTAGTTTACTATTAAAGCTAAAACGAGAAGAGACTGCCCTTCGGGAATGGACATTACAAGCTAGGACGAAATTTGGTGTTCGCAAGGTAGTCGGGGGGACAATTGGTGGAGATCCGGACGATCTCGTAGCTGTTGAATCTGAATATCAACCGCATTTTGGTGACAGATTGGCTCAGCAGCTGAAGAATAGAGCTGGAAAATACAAGCACAAGATCCAAACCTCTGCTTTGCTTTATGAGACCAGGGTGGAAGATATGGCTATTGATACTGTGTTAGCTAGCTTCAAATTTTTTGAAGAGTCACCGTATTCTCGATGGACCACTTGGGTCCCTGAACAATGGATGGACAATGACTGGGTCAAGGCTACTATTATGACTATGGGTGAAGATGTTATAGGAACAGACGTTAAAGATTATTTGAAACTTGTATTAGCAGGTAATTTCTTCTCATCGCTTCCTTTGTTTTTTACTATAGGGGTAACGCCGACATCCGTATTGCTATGCGTTAGCGCTATTTACTTCAGTGTTACATTCGCTGCGGTAGTTGAGACCAAGAAGACAGCTTATTTAGATCGTCTTAAAGCTGATCGGAAAGCTTTGCCAGCGTGTTTTAAGTCAATGCGCGATGAGCATGTTAAATATGCATGCGGTCTTTTTGCTGGGTTGGCGGTTCTTTATGGAGCTGTCAAAACTTACAAGGCTCTGAGAGCTAACATGTCTGTGCAAGGTAGTTTACAACCGCGTACTGTGGCAGAAATACAAGCTCGTGATGCCGAAGAATGTATGTGGGTTAAACCTGAGTACATACCGTTGGACAATTTAGGTAGCTTTGTTAACCAAGAGTTTGCTTGGAACGCTCTGCGCAGCCACATGTTTGTGTATGAGATAGACGGTGACACTTGCTTTGCCTTCTATTATTGGACCAAGTATTTTGTGGTCCCTTTTCACACTGTGCCTGAGAAACCTACTAATGCGAAGTTGAGAGGACCGGGAGGAACGCTTAATTTCATCTTAGATCCGAGCGTAGTATACAGGATCCCCGGAAAGGATTTGGTAATGATGTATGTTGGATCCGGTGGTCCCACTAATCATATGGGAAAGCACTTCGAG